AAAATTATTCCAATATCTTTAAAGAAAGATAACGCTGAGAATTGGGAATCAGCAGATAGTTATTGGGGTCAGACGGCCAGAAGATACGTTGATGCTGCTTTAGAAAACGGCGATATTAAACTGGAACAAGAGGGCAAAATATATAAGATTAATCCAAACCTTGCTGTAAAGTCCACCAAAGAAGAGAAAACAAACGTTGTATTTGGTTCTGATATATTACCGGGCAAGGGTGCTGTTATTAAAAAAACTTTCTCTAAACCCGATTTCAAATTTGATGGTAAGAACAATACTCTAACGATAAGCGTTACTGAGATCATAAGAAGTTTAGCAGATATTGAAGGTAGTCCAAGCGATGTTTGGTTCTTGATAAGAAACGATAAGACAAGATTAGGATCTCCAATTGGATATCCTGGATTACGTGTACTTGCAGTCTATGCAAGTCGAGTAAACAATAACGTTAAAAAAATGAATAGAAATGCTGTAAAATGATAAATTTTCAAGACTATTTAACGGAATCAAAAGAAGGTAAGAACCTTCACTTAGAACACTTGGAGGACGAAGTACTCAATGGAGGAGTTTCTGGAACAAGAGGTGCAATATCCTTTTTACAGTCTCTTCGTGATATGCTTGCTGGTCACGCTACTGGTAAGTCAGTGAACTTAACAACAAAATGGGATGGCGCACCGGCTATCTTTGCTGGTATCAATCCAGAGAACGGTAAGTTCTTTGTTGGTACGAAAGGAGTCTTTGCTCAAAATGCAAAGCTCAACTATACAAATGCCGACATTGACAAGAATCATCCTGGTGAAGGATTAAATGCAAAACTAAAGATTGCTCTGCGTTATTTGCCAGAACTTGGCATTAAAGGTGTGATGCAGGGTGATATGATGTTTACATCTGCTGATCTTAAGACGGAGAAGATTGAGGGAAGTTCTTATGTTACATTCCAGCCTAATACTATTGTTTATGCTGTTCCTACTAATACTGCTCTGGCTACTTCCATAAAATCTGCGAAGATGGGTATTGTTTGGCACACAACATATAATGGCGATACAATGGCCGATATGAAAGCATCATTTGGTGCTGATATTGGCGGTATGAAGATATCAAAGAATGTTTGGTATCGTGATGCTTCATTCGTTGACGCAACTGGTACTGCTACATTTACCAAGCAAGAGACGGATGCTTTGAACGCTATTCTATCACAAGCAGGTAGCATATTCAGAACAATATCTCCTCGCACAATGAACCAGATTGCTACAAACGATACATACAAAATTACAATCAAGGCTTGGAACAATCTTAAAGTTCGTGAAGGTAAAGAGATCACAAATACAACAACTCATGTTGCTGGTCTTATTTCCAGCGTAGAGGAAAAGTTGAACAAGTCCATTTTGGAAGCAAAGAAAGCAGACACGAAGCAAAAGCGCCAGATGGAAAAGAAAATCATTATGGAATTCTACAAGTCAAATAAAAATGAACTAAAGAAAATATTTGACTTGCAAAATCTCCTGGTTCGTGCTAAAAATATGATTGTGCAGAAACTACAGCAAGTTCAAGATTCTGTTGGAACATATTTACGAACAGATTCCACTGGACTCAAGGTAACAGCACCGGAAGGATTCGTTGCTATTGATAAGATCGGTAATGCAGTTAAACTTGTAGATCGGTTGGAATTTTCACAAGCAAACTTTAATGCAACAAAGAATTGGTCAAAATGAAACTTAAGTCATACTTGAAAACTCACAAGAATGAAGTTCGCACATTGAATGTGTGGGACATCGATGATACTTTAGGTCAGACATCCGCAAAAGTAAATATCAAAAGAGATGGTAAAGTGATCAAGTCTCTTGCAGCGGGCGAGTATAACAACTATAAGCTCGGTAAAGATGAAGAGTTGGACTTTTCTCAGTTTCGTTCTGGTAAAATCTTTCGTGATACATTCAAGCCCATAGCAAATGTTTTGAACAGAGCTAAAACGATTGTATGGAATCAATCCGAAAACTCACACTCTATCATCATTACTGCCCGAGCAGACTTTGATGATCACAAAGAGTTTTTAGAGGCGTTTCGTGATCATGGATTCCCTATCGATCATGTCTATGTCGAACGCTCTGGCAACTTGGCTAAACTCAAGCCAAGCTCACCAGCACATATCAATAAGGGTGTTATCATAAAGAAGTATCTCGCTTCTGGTAAGTGGGATCGTATTCGTATGTGGGATGACCATGAGAAGAATTTGGACATGCTATTTAAGGTAGCTGCTATGTATCCTGAAGTGGAAGCTGTTGGATATCTGGTAAAAGACGGTAAAGTGAGCAAGTACTTGCCTAAGAAAGCACTGGCCGAAGGTATTATTTCAGTAGCTAAATCGACCGCGAATCGTAAAATCTACGAAAATTAAAGTTTACTAAATACCTCTATAGATTAACATTCCTATAGAGGGAAGTAATGATAAAGAAAACCACAGGTGTTGCCTTTTATGGCAAGGTGCGTATACCAACTATCGGTCACAAAGCAGCTATTGACCAGGCAAAAGATATAGCAACCAAGACTGGTGGTAAACTCTCAATAGGTCTATCTGGCACAGCCGAACCTTTAGATAGCAAAACCAAGAAATCCCACGCAGAAAAAGTATTTGGCCACCCTGTTGATACAGGTACCGAGCATACCAAGACTTTATCTTCATTCCTTTCTCATCTCCACAAACATCATGACCATTTACACCTTGTCGCAGGTTCAGATCGCGTTGAGGAGTATAAGAGTTTCTTATCAAAATACAATGGTAAGAAAGACAAGAAAGGTAATGTGCCTTTCCATTTCAAGAGTTATACAGTTCATGCCGCTGGCGGTGAGCGCACAGAAAGCGACAAAGATCCTCGCAAGATGAGTCGCGCAGAACTAACAAGTTCTGTATCTGCATCTAAACTTGAAAAATTGGCTAAAGAAGGTAACTACGATCATTTCAAAGCATATCATCCAGGTATGCCTGAAAGTCATGTTCGTAAAGTCTTCACTCAAATCCGCAAACATCATTCTCTAAATGAAGAAGTGACACGCAAAGAACTAGCACCTATGCTGGACTCTTTCGTGTCTTTTGCGTCTAAGAAACTTGGTATCAAATCTTTACCTGGCGTTAGATACAAGAGTGATGAAGACGATTACAACTCATTCGCAGCGTACAATCCATCAAAGAACGAATTATCCATTTCAACAAAGAACAGACATCCAATGGATGTGTTTCGTTCTATCGCACATGAATTGGTACATCACAAACAAAATGAAGATGGCAAACTTGGCAAAGATATTGCTAAGGAAGGTTCGACTGGTTCAGATATTGAGAATGAAGCTAACGCTGAAGCAGGTAAGATCATGCGTTGGTTTGCTAAAACTAATCCAGATATGTTTGCTAAAGAACATATTGTAGAAGATCACGCTACAAATCATGCTTCTAGTGGTGATATTAGAGGAATGGGATATGTAACAGGGCAAGTCTCTCCTACCGTAGTATCACAATATCTAACACAAAACATTGCAGATACAAAGAAGATGCAGGCATCTAATTCAACTCAAGTATTAGATACTGGTGATGGTGAATGGAAAGATGAAGAATCAAGAGAAGAATACTTAAAAAAGAATCTTCAAGAAGGCATAAATGATCCAGGCAAACTTAAGGCTATCTTCTTGGCCGGCGGTCCTGGTTCAGGTAAAGACTTTGTAATGAACTCCGTTCTTCGCGGTGAAGGTCTAAGAGAAGTCAATTCGGATGTTGCATTTGAATATCTAATGCAGAAGAATGGTCTTGATCTTGAAATGCCTGATGAAGAAAGAGTTGAGCGTGATATTGTTCGTGGTCGTGCTAAGAACATTACCAAAGAACAAGAGAGACTTGCTCTTGCTGGTCGTTTAGGGCTTATCATCAATGGTACAGCCGATGATCTAGAAAAGATAAAGACAATTAAGAGAAATCTTGAGGCTGATGGTTACGAAACTATGATGGTATTCGTAAACACATCAAACGATGTATCGCGTGAGCGCAATGTTGAACGCGGCAAAATGGGTAAGCGTAAAGTTCCAGATGGCACAAACAAGCAAGGCATGCCAGATGGCACT